TTGCAGCGTTACCGTGTATTGATCTTTCTGTGTTTGATTTTAATTCCTCTAATTTATCTTGCCAAGATTTCTCTACTTCTTCATCTGGTGGATCAATTTTACTTGCAACAGCACTTCCTGCTGCATATCCTACTGCGTTACCTATACCACTCACTACACCACTAACTGCTCTTCCAGCTCCTGCTGCTAATGCTGGTAGTATTTTATTAACATCTTCTTGTTTATCTAACCATGATTCCCATGCTCTTTTAATATCTTTTGCTCCTCCTTGCATATCATGAGTAACTCTTGTACCACCCTCATTTGGTTTACCTCTATTAGATATAGTTTTACTTCCTTCAGTTGCATCATTCTGTCTAGTAGGATTTAACACTGACGCTACAGTTCCCTTTGGTTTTTCTCCATGACCTGCTGGTTGACTAGAACTGCCTGATGGCATTGGCTCGAAAGTTGGTTCTTTCTCACCTCTCTTCTTTGGATTGTCTTTAGAACCTATTCCAAATACTCCACCTCTAAGTCTTTCACTCTGTGATTGTTCTCCATGTGATTGTCCTAATTCTCCTTGTGGTCTACCACCAGTAGATTGTTCTCCTGTAACTGAATCTTTCAAAACTTCTTGTTCTCTTTTTGCTAACCATAATTGCCATGCCTTTATTGCTTCTAAACCTTCTTTAATTTCTTTACCTTTCTTTCCCTGTGATTCTCTTCCACGTTCTTTTGCCTGTCTTGTTTCTATTGCGTCTGGTTTATCTCTTAAGTTTCCATCTTCACCATCTAATGTAGCTCCAACTCCGATACCTCCACCACCTTCTGTCATGAAGTTAGTAGTTGTGTCTTTTGTTCCTTTCTCCTGATCTTTCTCATTATCAATACTTCTAAATTTTTCTTGTGTTTGATGTTCTGTTATTGTCTCTGGGTTCTTTTGATATGTTTCACCACCTGCTTTATCTCCTGCGTCTATTGCTTCTTTCTCTCCACCTTTTGGTTTTGATCCAACTTGACCCTTTGGTATTTTTTCTCCTTTAGTGCCTGTACTAGACGATCTCCAGCTTCCATCTCCAGATTTGTTTTCATCTACAGTACCTGAAAGTCTTGTAACGTTATTCATGTCATCATCTTTGCCTTCCTTATGTGATGTTTCAATAGCATTGTTCTTTTGTAATAATTCTTTAATCTCTTTTGGTAAGTCATTCCAACTCTTCATTATAAATCTTGGTGATGGTGCATGAATCTTAGTAAGTGCCTCGTATCTTTCATCGTCTTCCATCTTATCCCATTCTTTGTTAATTAAAATATCTTTAATAAAAAAGGTATCGTTTATATGAATATCATCATATTCCTGTGTTGACTCTTTAAAAATTGTAACATACTCATTGTTCATTTTAACTACTATTCCTCGATCTTCAGTACCGTTAACATAAAAATGTATGTCATCTCCTATTTTGGTGTTGGTTATCTTGTTACTGTCTATCATTATCCTTACTCTCTTTGTCTGGTTTTCCTATATAAGTTTTATCTGATTCCCCCTCACTCACACATAAACAAAAATCATCGTCAACAGGGTTTTGTTCCATTCCTGTCTCATGTACGTTGCCATATCTAGCATCTCCAGCACCCTGCATTTTTCTTCTTAACAGGAAAGTCTCCCATAAATCTACTGGTTTATCTGCTTTCTCTAAATCTGCCTCTTCTTTAGTATTAGGTTTCTTTATCTCATCTTTTATCTTTGGTGTATCCTCTAAATCTGGAATAATATTATCCGTCTTACTGTCAGCATGTGTTATTGCCATATATGTGTTACCATCTAAGAGTATTTAAAGTTAACCAAAAAGAGCCTTCTGTAAGTTCTTACCAACATCAAGCACATGCCATTGATTACCAGACGATACTGCCCTACATGCTAGAACCAAACTGTCTGGATAGTCATCATGTTCTTCGGACTTTATCTTCATTATACCCCCCTCTGTATACTCTCTTGTTAAATATGACAGTTGATACACCATTTTGTCCACCTTTTTCAGTGTTATTTTGTGGTTTTCAAACAACAGTCTCAAGTTTTTATACATAGAAGCCTTCTCCTGTAGTGTAAAAACAACCCCTCTGGCAGGTATATCTTGCTCCCTTGCCAAGTCAATTAGACCACCACCTAAACCAGTTTCGTCTATGAATACTGTTTCTAATCTATAATCTCTAACCATTTCACCTATCCTACCACATACGTCTACAACATTTGACTGTTTTTCAGCAGAAACATCTTCAACATATACCTCATCATTCTCGTCTACACCAATGACTGTGAATACAGTTTCGTCTCTTCCACTACGAGCAACGTCAACTCCCATATAATAACTTACTTTACCATCTGGTTTTTTATCACGTACTGCTTCCCTAAGAAGACTGTTAGGTATAAGTGCATTACCAATATCTAGGAATTCGCCCTCAACTTCTTGTACATATTCCTCTTTTGTTAATCTCTTTATTTCCTCTAAGAATGTAGGATCTTCCCTAACTAATGGGTTATCAGTGGACTTTACATGAAACTCTGTCCATAATCCGTCTGGGGTTTTCAGTTTGGAATTCTGACATGCCTCAAAAAAGTAGCCCGACTTGCTGAATGGTGTACTTGTTAGCCACACTCTTGCTTGTGTTGCCATACCCGAAGGCAAGAATGCCCTGAGTATATCCGTCTTAATGAAAGAACATTCGTCTGCAATAATACAGTGAGGTGAATAACCTCTGAGTGTAGTACCATGTTCACCAGTCGCACGAGTCACAATCTTACTCATACCAGTATTATCCAAAAAGTTAACCCACATCTCTGTCTGTGTGTTTCTTACTACATAGCCCTTAAGAAATTTGTTATTAACTATAAGACTTCTAATCCTGTCAAACATGATACCAGCCTGATTTTGTGTAGGTGCTGCTATTACTATTGTACATTCACGTTTAACTGTCTTTAACATTAATGGTGCAAAGAACGCAAAGTGTATTGCCTTTACTGCTGTAGACATGGTTTTACCCACCTGCCTTCCAGAGCGATACACAATGAACCTGTCTTTGCAGTCCACATATTTCTTATTATAATCAAATACATCGTGGTCTAAGAATATTTCACTGAATTTACTTGGGGTCTCTGCACACTCTGCTATTGTCTGCAAGAAATCCTTTCTCTCCTGTATGGTTTGTTGGTCTGGTCTTGTCATTATTTAAAATAACCTCCATCTTCTGTGTCAGGTCGATGACCCTTATAATCCCATCTACCAGTTCCACTTCTCTTTGGTTTCCTATTTCTCCACCAAATTCCACCAAACCAGCCAATGGTTATTCCACCTAAAAGATAACAGCCACAAAGAAACCACATAAATAGATCAACTTCCATCGTCTTTTAGCACCCCCTGAGCCCTTATTTGTTTAAAGATAGTTGATATATCACCAGTCTTTTCGTCAAGTTCCGTCTGTTGTGTTACAATCACCTTGGTATTCAAATCATTAATTGATTTTATCACCGATAATAGAGTATTAATCTCACTTTTTGTATTCCTATCAGGTACATTCCCGTCCATCTTTGCCTGAGTTAATGCCATTAATACATTCTCAAATGATATTTTTGCTATCATATCAAGCATAGCCTTTACATCATCTGGCTTTCTGGTATCCATAGTGTTAATAATTTTAATATAATCATCTCTAATTGCACATACTGCACCCTTTTCATATTTTGGGCACTTGCCATTTCCACCAGAATCTACAGATCTGTAAATACATTGGTCACAATACGCAGGTATGTTTGCGTCCTTGAAATGTTTAGCAGAATTAAACGGAGATACCGTCTTTCTTTTATCCTCCACTACTATGTTTTTTCCACCTATAGGCTTGATTTTAAACAGATCGTCTGCCATTATATAACAGTTATATCTCTTACTTAATAAAGTTATCTGAATAGCATTTTAAATGCTTACAGAGAGGCATATAGTACAGCACCATTGGTAGTTTTAACATTGTATAGTAATGTCTTACCTTCACACCGTGTTTATTTATACCTGCAATCTCCATATTATCCTTATATTTATCACAATAATGCTCAAGAATTGGTTCAAACGTCTTAATATTATCACCAAACTTCATAGGTATACCAGAATTATCACCCCACATTTCACATTTCTTAGACATGGCTGCTGAAATCCACAGACTGGTATCTATACTATCAAAGAAATCTTTTGTTATGTATTTACCCTTGCCTAGACCATGGTATTTATTATTGGTAGGCAGTTTTCTAATAGACTCTTCAGTGTCCAGCCTACCCTTCATTTTTCCCACACAAATATGAGATCCTGCTGGGAGGTTTAGTTGAGAAAGGTGTTTTGTAAAGTCTTCCTGCAGTACTGGTATAGTATTTAAATGTTTAGAGACCTCTTTATTCCAAAAATCAATAGTTCTATTCATATTATCGGGCACATGATATTGTGCTGCATGGCTATATTTTTCCTTATTAGCCTTTAGAAATTCATGGTATTTATCAGGATTATCATCAGTCCCAGCCACCACAAATATGTTTTCGAAACAGTTTGAAAAACTATCT